TCCATCGGCCTGCTCGGCGCAAAGCTGTTGAAATAACAATATTTCGGCAACCGCATTTATTAAAGCCTCCAATGGAATAAACCCGTACCCCCTGGCTGAGGTCGGACAATAACTTGCGTAACTCACTTCGTTTTCAAAATATATTAGCGGATCATCAACAACATTTGTCATCTGAGCATAAGCCGTAATTCCCCCGACAAACTTACTTCTCAATGGGAGAACAGACCCACCTGGTAGGCAATAAACATTTTCAAGCTTCCCGCTAACGACTTGTTTATATAAGCAATTCGACCCGTGAATCATCAAATCTTGAACCATCATTTTTATAATGTCTTCATACCGGTCTCGCGAGTTTGGCCGCATCATCCAATCACGTATCCATTCGGCCTGCTCTACTTTCTGAGTTTGATTTCTTCTATGCCATCGTAACGCAGCAGCGTTAAAATTTGAAAGATCCGGTAAAATATCAGGAAGTGTTTTTTTTATTTCACCCGATATCGCCAAAGCCGCTATTTTGTGAGGAGTGGAATTACTCCCAATATATTCATCAAATACAATTTTCATCTTTTTGAGTGAATCGTATTTGCGATCTTCAATCTTTTTATCTGGGATTACTTCAAAGTCCATAGCGCTGATTGTATTCATGCGCGAAGTAACCACAGCGTTGACCGGCGCACACAATCGGAAAATAGCTAATCTCTCATCCAAAGTTAGATAATAGATCGGCTGATCATAATATCCAAATAACCGCGACCCGTCTTGCGTCCTTCCGGTTATCCCCATTAACTGAGATGTCGTGTAAACCTGAAGTCCGCGCTGGTTAAACTCTTCTTCTTGTATCCCACCAGGGGACATATTTAATGTTTGCTGTAAATCTGCTATCATGATTTATACAATCCACATAATAAATTTTTTGTCAAGCAATTAAATTAACCTTGTCAATTTTTGAGCAAGCAAACAGTATAATTCAGCTAAAAGAAAATGATCTGGACCAGCCTCAACCCATTGATACAATTGCCGCTCCTCATTGAAAATCCTTGTTGATGATTTAATATGATTCATGTAATCAGGTATTTCTCTAATATTAAACGGTAAAACTATTTCCTTTTTAACAAACATCTCTTTGATCTGATCAATTGCCATAGTCCTGTCTACGTGATATATTTTATTTCGATCAACCTCTTCCGTTGTTTTACCATGCTGGAATCGACACATAAACATTCCCGGCAATGTTTGCGAAAGCATCTTTGATAATCGTGTTTCCGGATCGGCGTCTATTATTCCGAACCGGCAATTATACCGTTTATACAATTCGATAATATCGTTTTCATCATTCACATGATCAATATAAACTGCGTGCCTTGACCCATCCGGCCTGATATGGTTAATCCTGACATGAAGTTGCTTCCCTACGTCAATACCCATTACACAAAACCCCGTTGATTGATACGGCATTAACGGACCTGTTGCACATTGCAAAATCATTTCATCGTCAATCTTGGCACCCCTAGCTGTATATGCCAAACCTAAGTCACCATTATAAAACCTCTGCATTATTGTTTCGTTTGCCAATCCATCGGAAAACCTGGCGATCAATTCATTCATTGTCGTATAGGTCGAAAACATTTTTGATATATGATATCCGGAAACATCACTTTTATTTTGATTTTCCCAACGCCCACCAGAGAATCGATTAAAAGATTTACCACATTGATCACAAATGCATCTTGGCTCTGTATCTGGTTCAAATTTATACTCTTTATCTCTGATATAAAAATCTTGACCTTCTTGCAATACAACATGTTTAAAAAAGTCTGGACTTAACCAATGGCCGCACTCAGCCTTTAAAAACCATTTCTTTTTATCTGACTTATTATATTCTTTATCAATCCCAAAATTTAAAAGTGTAGGATTACCGACCTTGACCATATATTTATCATCGCTCTGCGCTTGCCGCTCCTCTGCCATTGGGATGAATTGCTGAGCACACATATCTATTTCATCAATAATAATATCGTCTATTTGATGCCCGATGAAAGCGGTCTCAGTATTACTCCCTGTAAATATGATTGAACCAAGGCCCATTTGTTTAATGCTAGTATTATCTGACCGTTCTTTTGATCTATCATTATTTAATACTTCTTGATAAAAATCCGTATATGCAATTGATTTATTTATTCTTTCGGTAACGACTAAATTTTTCATTAAAAATGTCGGTAAGATATATAATATATTTTTTCCTCTTATCGCTCGTATTAAAGTTCTAACAAATAAAAACTCAGAAATTCCACATTGGGTACTTTTTAGTATTACTATATATCTATTTCGATCTTTATAAATATCATGCAAATATCCATCGTCAGGTATAAATAACTTTTTGTTTTTATGATTACGATGCAAATTTCTACCAATCATTAAATAATCTGAATCCTCTATTTTTGTCGTAACTTCTTCTGATATTCTTTCACCTATTGACATGATTTAAAATTCATTAAACCTTTGATATAATAATTTTTTCTTTTTACTCTTTATTATATTTATTCTGAATTTTTCTTCTTTCGCTTTTTTACAAATCATTGATATGCCATCATAATACGGAGATGGATAAAAATCATTTATCGGCTCATAAATTTCATGATAATCACACCATCTTTTTTTCATTCTTTTATCTGCTTTGCAAGGTCGTCTATGTCTTCGGGCTGCATATAATCAATCAATCGTTTTTCTACTGCCGATAATTCAGACCTTATATTTATATTTAAAGAATTCATCCCTAAAAACTCGCAATAATCCTTCAATAATAATCTTAAATCATTATATCTTTCGTCTCTATATGCTTGTAATAATAAATCTTGATACGATGCTTTTATTTTATAAAATTCCTGCTTTCGATCAACTTGATTTTCCATTTCAATAATCTTGTTTGCTTTTTGAATCAGCGAATCAACTGCCCTCGATGATAGTTTCCATTCATTTTTTGTCGCATATTGAAGGACCACCCGCCGTGTTGCGAACCGATACAGCATCTTTACAATTTCGTTTACTCTCTCACTTACAACAGCATTTGACGATTTATTATTTAATTTAGTCATAAAAATATCTTTTTAATCTTGAAAACGCTAAATATTTAAGATTTTCTTCCTCTTTTATTTTTTTCATAAAGTCTTGCTTCTCTTGATTAGTATTAAAAACGATAGTCACCATGTAATTATCATTCTTTATTGTCCGATCAGTAATCCCGAGTTTGTTTTCTTCTTTATTATTTTCTCTATACTTTGCTTTTAAAGCTTTAATATTTTCGATTTCTTTATTTATTTGCTCTTCGGTCTTTATCGGTTCTTTATAAAATTCCGGCTGTTTGTCACTTGTTGAAAAAAAATAATCAAGATCGGCCCTTTCGAATCCTAATGTGTCATATATATTATCATAATCTTTTGAATCTATAATATCAGCGAGTAAATCAGCGTCAAATTCTCCCATTACTGATTGATTATTTAAAAATATATTTAATTCCTTTTCTTTCTTCTCGTCGACTTCAATCATTGCAACATTCAATTTATAGTCTGTTTTTTTCTCAATTTCATCTAAAATTGAAAGCCTTTGATGTCCGGATACTACTGTCATCGTTGTTTTATTAACAATAATCGGCATGACAAGCCCGTCTGTTTTAATTTTCTTTTTTAGCTTTCTCTTACTTTCTTCATTAATTTTTCTAGGATTATACCAAGCCGCTTTAATATCATCCCGACTGACCTCTTCCATCTTAAACGTTTCAAACTTTGACATCATACACCCCAAATCTCGGCAATTGTTCTTTTATCCGAATATAATCATCTGGAAATTTTTGTTTTATAAATTCCATTGCATCCGCCTTCGGTATATTAATATCTCTTAATCCATATTGATATTCTATTGAAATGGGTAATTTTTTTTGTTTGATGTATCTCATTATATCATTTGCCGACCATTCCGCCAACGGATATAATCTCCCATTTTTAATATCTATTCCATTATCAATGTTTTTCATCATTCCGCGCCTGAAAATACTTTCGTCTTTCCTCATTCCGTAACTAACATAATACATTCCTGTTTTTTCTCTAGCCAACTCCTCGACTTCCTTTTCTTTTACATTAATTCCTTTTTCAATGAAAAGATCAGTCGAAGGAATTTGAACCATTTTAATATTATATCTTTTTTTATATACTTCAAATATTTTTTCTTTAAAAGACAACCCATTTATAAAATACTTATAGACAAGAATTATTTCCATGCGAGTCGCCATCATATCAGTCATCACACATGAATCCTTTCCGCCTGAAAAAAATACAATGGCTGCACCTATTTGATCAGCCATCGCATTTACATTTTTAAATAAATCTTTTATTTCTTTCTCCTTGCTCCACGAGTTTTACGTTTAATTTTATTAAACGATAGCGGCTGCTTACCTTTACGCCCTGTTCTTTTTACCTGTCCTGCCGATGGATCACTTGCCATGTTACACCTCGTAATTAAAAAATTTTAGATGGCCTTTTACCCATCGAATCGGTTTATCGTACAATACAGGATTTTTCAAAATCCAATTATAACAATTTCTTTCCGCAAATGGCGAATCATAACTTTTTACACAATCCACAATTTCGACCTCTCCGATTATTGCTTGAGAGATCATGTCACATCCAGAAATCATCATATCTGCCAACCGATCTAAAATATCCGGGTACAAAGCATCTTCATATATAATTAGAGTATCATCGGAAATTTCAACACTTTTTTTAAAATCTTTCCGTATTTTATCCGGCAAGTCATCATAAAACAATTCACCCTGACCGATTCCGGATGAATGAATTAAAATTTTACCTCTGATGTCTGTTTTCCATGATCTATTTTCGACGTTCTTTATGCCCTGACAAATCAAATAACTTTGAGGACATTTAACAGATAATGTTTTCAACATTTTACCTTATTTTACCTTTTATTTTTTATTTTATTACAATATCTTTTAATGATATTGTAATTTTTCCATCATTATATATAATTTTTTTTCCAACAGGCCGACCAGCTCCGCATTTAGGTTTTTTCCGTGCCG